CCCCAAGGGTTTCAGCCGTCATGGTAAGTTCAGCCACGCCCGATGTTGGTACGCCTATTGTTTCGCTTGAGTCAAGGAAGTATCTGACCCCGTTGGCGTTCCCGATGAAGTCAATGGTCTGCGGGATAACCGTGGTGTTAGTGCCTGGCAGCGTTGCCGTCAGTACCGTTGCCTCCGCGAGCTTGCGCGGCAGTTCGAGTTCTGCACCGTGGACATCCAGGCCGTCCCCGAATGATGTTATTATCAGGATCTGTTTGACATTGTAGGCGGCGAACTTGGCGAGGCTCGTGAAGCTCATTGCCTCCATTGCGGCAAGCACACGGTTGAATGCCTTGTCATTGAGCGGTGATGTCTGGTTGAGCCGTGACTCAAGGTTCGCAAGGAATATCTCGAATTCTTCCTGAGTTGTTGGGAGTTCGTATGGCATTATTTACCGCCCGTATTTGAAGTTTTTCTATATATTAATTCAGATGTATCTACTGTTACTAAAACTTTAGTTAATCCTAATTCAATCAGTTTTTCACATATACAATTTGGGCAAAGAACACCACCAGAACCGTGCCCGTCATAAGGTTTAGGGCAAATTAATTTCCAGAGACCATCTTGTATAAGCATGTCCGCTGGGAAGTCTTGATATTTAATACCGCATCCTCCACCACAATACAATTCGCCCATTATCACACCCTCGCGTGCGCCGGGTTCGCGGCCTGTGCCTGCCAGTTGAGCCCGTTGCGTGTCAAAATTATAGTAGCTGAATCCTGCCCTGGAGGTTCTATGCGTATCGTAACGACCAATCTATCTGATACCGGATTAACAGCCGTGGCCGTTACACGTCCAAACGCTGGAATTGATAAATCATCAACCGCACCCTGCTCTATATCTGTTAATGAGTTTAGAGTTATAGGTTTACGAGTTGCCTTTAAAAACCTGCCCGTATTTAACTGTTGATCGGTGTCCTTTATCAGTGTGTTACCAGGCCAATCTTCCTCGGAAAACAAACATATTATGGCGAGGTTCTCAATCCCCTGGTCCATAATGGGCTGTCCACCCACGTAGTGAAGGCGCGAACCGTTGGGACCGAGTGTCAGATATGGATCGCCTGAATAGATGTCAGTCATTTAAAACCACCTGATATTATTCTTCAATATTCGGGCCTCTCGTTTAGATTTTTCAAGTTCTTCTTTAGTCCATGTGCCATATTCATCCTTAAAAAGATCCATTATGGCATCCCATATTATACGGATAAATTTAATCATGGCAGTTTCACCTCGTCCACCTTTGCCCCTGATATGTCAAGGGTCGTATTACCCGTACCACCCGCTGATGCTATGTCAGCATTAAGAGCCGTCAGCATGTTCTGCAACGCCGTATTCAGCGCATCAAACCGAACGGCAAAATCGGCATCGCCGTTGATTTCTATTATACCTGTTTTCAATATATTTATAAATGCTTGAATTACGGCGTCGTCATTTACACTGTAAAGCCTTTTCTCGCCCGTATCCATACCAGGGGTCACGCCGTCGTCGACCGCAATGGCTATCTTGTACGACTCCCCAACCTCAAGAATAAAAACACGACTGCCATCGATAGGGTTCTCGTCCTGTCCGGGCAGACTGACGTACTCCACTGTCTGGATATCGTCGGGGTTGGTCATCTGCACCTGGAGCATGACGCGCGGGTTCGTGCCGTCCCGGTTGGTCGTGATCGTGCGGCCCGTTATTTTGCCGGTGCGGGTCATTAAAAACCCCTTCCTGTTAATACAAAAAACCACTCTAATACTTTATTTATTATTCTCAACCCGTACCCCCTGAGAAGTCCTCAAGGTCGAATAGCCAGTTCCATATCATACGTAAATATTTCATTTTCCGAATATCACTTCCTTGCCCAATACCTCGGCAAAATGCTTCTCACGCTGTGCGCCTGGGCTATCCTTCCAACATGGCAGCATATAAATGGAATCGCATATGGTTATTGTAGCGAGATGGATATACATGTATTCCTCATAATCAAGACCGGCAGGAAGGCGTGCAGGGTTTATCGCTATATGCCCCTGATGCTCAAGCCTTTTCTCTGCGGTGGCAAACTTTTGCCTGTACGCGGGATCACTGGTAATGGCTCCTGATATGTATATTTTTTTCAAGCCCATGGTTCCTCTACCTCTTCCTTTGAATATAATTGCGGTGGTATCAGGCTTAGTATACCACTTTTCCCGTCCGGTGTTTCATTTAATTCAACCGATCTGACAAGAAAATCAAACCCGTTCGGCAAGTGAATAGATGGGCTTACCAATGTGTACTTTGTGTTGGGTGCCCATACGTTACCGTTAGGATCAAGCCAGCCCTCCACCGGCAGCTTTATTGTCAGCGCTTCTATCCATGCCAAATTGCGCGCCCACCGTGCGGCCAGTGCGGCCTCGCCCTCTATCGCGCCCTGTATGCGTGATACCTTATGTCGTGATCCCGACACATTATCATCGGTAACAATTGCCTCAAAATTATCAAGCGGCGTGGTCAGCAATACCCTGTATGAATTAAACCGTTCTCTGCTTTTCGCGCCAACACTGTAATTACCGACGGGCGGCTGTCCCTCCTGTAGCGTTGCCAACGGTGGTGACTTTAAATCCGCCTCATGATATAACAAGTTTCCGTCCACAGTATTTGACATGAGCACGGCACGCTCCTTGGCAAGCTTCTTTAAATGTGTGTCTATCTTTTCCAGTTCACCGGCTGTTACTCGGTCAAACGGGCCTCCGGTATCTGTTTCAAACACAGCCTGTATTCCATGGAATTCGGCCAGCTTCTGCGCCCGCTGTTTTAGCGTTACGTTGTTTTCCTCAAGGGGTGGCTTCATGTTTGAGTCCAGCATGTCCGCCGTGCACGAATATCCGCCAAGGTTCTTGACTGTTCCATCGTCTGAGATAACTGACTCTGAATCATACATGGGGCCGGTCAGGACGAGCTTGCCGCCAATATAAACACGGGTCAAGGGCTTGGCGTAAAATATTACACGCTTATCCAGTTCTGCGTTTTCACCCGGCACCCATGGGAGCACGGCTGTCCATGCATCGGATGTCGTGTCCATGGTCCTCACGATCTTTGTGGCTGTTGGAATTATCGCCAAGCCGTCAATGATAATGGATAGACCGTCAGGTTCTTGGTTTGCCAAATCAGCGGTGGCGCGTTGTAGCTCTGCAAGCTCTGGAATGAATATGGTCTCGCCTGGGAATATGAGGTCGGGGTTGCCACTGCGTAGCGCGGACTGGTTGGCACGCCATATGCGCGGCCAGTGGTTGCCGTTACCATATGCGCGGCGGGCCACCTGGGATAAAGTGTTTTCGTCCTCGATGGTGTATTGTTTGCCGGGTGTTGGTTTAGGCATGGGTATATCGAGCCTTAATGTGGTTATCTACGCATAAACCATTACGGTTAAAGTATATGCGATAGCACTTATGAAACAGGAAATGGATATATATACCTTTCCAATGCTTGCCTATTGAAATAAAAACTACCTTCGTATTAAACCATTTTTTCAATTCCTTACACATAATAAATCCTCCATTTTGGGTTAAACATAAACCACCAACTCCCTGCCCGCTGGCATCATCAAATGTTCATCGCCCTCAATTAAATTGCTGGTAAGAAATAACTCTAAAAACAAGTCGTCATCACCCAGACTTCCATACTCCTCAATAGTTACCATGACAGGGTTCCGCGCCCGTGTCAGCACAAATCGTTTCTCTGCTTTCAGATCAAACGCCGCGCGTAATAAATAAGCCACGGTCAGGGCGTTCATCAGGGCGGCCACGCTATAGGATTCCGACTGCGAGAAGTATTGTCGGTCGATCGCCGAATTTTCAAACAATACCTGAGATGCATCCAGGTTATTGGTCACGTCGTCAAACAGTGTCAGTACGTCGTCTATAACGCCCACAGCCTCCGTGCGGGATAACAGGTCACCAGTACTTGCCACGTCCGCAACTGCCCCCATGGCGGCTGTCAGGGCAATCTCCTGTACGGCCACACGGTTATACGATGGCGTGCCGGGTGTGTCAGGGGATAACAGCCCGGCGCTTATGGCAAAACCCTTGTAAGCGTCCAGCCGCGCCTGGACATTCTGTATCGCGCGCGCGGGTAATTGGATTAATTCCTGTATTTGTCCGGCCACGGCTATGATGTCCAGGGGGACCACGGCAAGCACTGCATCGATGCCTCTTTTAATGGCCAGCATCTCAGCGGTTATGTCCGCCGCAAAATCTGATACGGCCTCAAGCTTTAACTCAACACTTGCCACGACATCAAGGACGGAATCTCGAATTGCGGCGATCTCTGCGGCTGTTTTCTGGAATGTATTATTCTTAAGCTGCTCGGCAGAGACCTCATTGACTTCCAGTATCTGAACAGCGACCGTGGCCTGTAGTTCAGGCACTGACGGAACGACCGCAATGTCAAGGGGTTCTATCCATTCAGTGTCTACCTCTGTAATGTTGCCGGATGTTACTGGTTGCCAGTCGGGCGTGAATATCATTGGCTGTAATTTCAAGAGGCCCAGAACAGGATGCACTACCTCCCATACTCCTTGTTCTTCTAGTGCGTCTACAAATTGTTTGGCCGTCAGATCATTATCCGGCCCCACAAATTGAAGCGTCAGGGGATACGTGGCGGACTTTATATTCTGATCCTGCACGGTCGATCCTGCCACGCCCGGATAATCAAAGATGCCTATCTTCTTCACATGGCTGGATTCATTGCCACGCCATAGGGCGGTGAATACCGTGCCGTCCGGACTGGTGAGTTGGATGTTCGGGCGTAAGCGATCGCGGTAGTCAGCCATTATGATTTATCCTCAATTTCCCACTTATGATTACAGCCTGGATTTTCGCATTCATATTTTATGTAATAGGTTTTATGGGGGTCGTGTTTAAGAGCGATGATACGGTTTATCAACTTCCATCCCTTACCACTCCACCGAGAATAACTTGTGCTTGTAAGCCTCGTAATAAACTGTTTATTACATTTCGGGCATTTCATACTATGCACCTCCACCCAGAAGCGCCATATCAATGTCGGGCGCGCCCGTGGTCTGTGATTCAGTGGTCGTACCTGGCGGGAATCCATTAAGGTTAATCTGACCATTAAAGTTTACCTCTTGCCGTGCCGCCGCCTCTTGCTGGTTGGGCGGTACTCGTTCCTGTTCGAAGTCTTCGCCGAATACAGAGCCGGTAAGCGTTTCGCTCGTTCCCGGGGGCTGTATGAATGTGACAATTTCAGCGGCCACAACACCAGCAAACTTTGCAAGCGTGGATATCACGTCAAAGACGCCCTTCACTATTGGCCACAATACCTTGAAGGTTGTTATTATGTTTTCGATGCCTGTGATTATAGGTGCGGGGTCAAACTTCCTTATGGCCTCTGTAAATTTGTCAATAGCACCTTCGCCGCGCACCTCAAATGCTTCGAGTATCTTGAATCCTAGCTCGGTGGATGCACTGGCCAACGCCTTGAGACGGTTGCCGAGAGATTGTCTAAGCAAGTCGGCTGTCTTTTGACCCGTACCGCCCGCGTCAAGTAATGCTTTTTCAAACTCCCTGATAGCCTCGGTTCCATCCCCTATATTTGCGACCCCCGCAATGGCGCGCTTGCCAAATATCTCATCAAGTATTGCCAGCGCTTTTACATTACCCATCTTTTTAAGTTGCGGCGCAAGGTCGCCTATGATTTCATTAAGATCCCTCATGTTCCCCTGACTGTCTTCAACTCTAATACCTAAAGCTTTTAGCATTCCCGATGCCCTTGAACTCGGAGATGCCAGATTAAGCAATGCATTTTTAAGCGCAGTCATCGCCTTTGAACCTTTAATACCAGTACCGCCAAGGAATGCCGTTACAGCCGTGATGCTCTCAAGACTCTGGCCTGCCTTTATAGCTATTGGACCAACATCTTTCATGGTCTCAAACAGATCCTCGACCGTTACGTTTGCGGTGTTGGATGCCTTGACAAGTACATCGTTCAGGCGTGCAAGGTTTTTGATCTTCTGCGCGGTATCATCCACGTTGAGTCCGAACGCACCAAGCAGGTCAGATGAGAAATCAGCGACCGTGGCGAAGTCCTCACCAGTAGCAGTCGCAAGGTTGATCATAGAATCCAGAGAACCGAACGCTTCCGCAGATTTAAAGCCAGCCTTTGCCAGGAAGTTCAGGGCTTCGGCACTTTGTGCTGCCGTGAATTCTGTTGTGGCCCCGGCCTCACGGGCAACATCACGTATCTTGCCTAGTTGCTTCTCAAAGTCAACA